ATACGCAAGACACCCAAGATTGATGTTGATTCAATTGCTAAAGTATTAAAAATTGATAAAACAAAAGCAACCGATATAATTGAAACTTTAATTGCAGAAGAATTAATTGATAGGAATTTAAAGGTAACGAATATTGGTAAGGAATATAAAACACCAAGTTTCACTGAGTTAGTTATACGTTACAAATATGATTTGAGAAGTGATGCACCTGCATTAGTTGAGGGTGGCGAAAGTCGTGATTTTTGCAAAGCAATGATGAGTAACCCTCGTTATTTTAGTCGTGAGGATATTAATAATATTGGCAATGAATTAGGGCAATTGTATGACATACCAAACTATGATGCGTTTCGTAGGCGTGGTGGTTGGTATCATGACCCAATTAAAGATGTGAATCTTCCATTTTGTAGACACGTATTTGTTCAAGAATTAGTTAAAAGAATTAAATAAATGGCAGCACCAGTATTATTTTTAAGTGAGCAAACATTAAAGCAGCGTTCAGTGTTGCAGGAAAATGTTGATATGAAAGTTGTAACTCCGACAATAATCGAAGTGCAAGAATTTTATATTTTGCCTATAATCGGAACGAGTTTATACAACGAACTTAAAACGCAAATAGCAGCAGGAACAACATCGGTAGCTAACAAGGTATTACTTGATACATACATAACCAACACAATGATATGGTATATGCGTTTAGAACTGCCATTGGTAATGAATTTTAAGTACTTTAATAAAGCGGTTGGGGTGCAGAATGCTGATAACATGATACCTGCCAACATGAGTGAAATTCGTGATATAATGGATGAGGCAAGGAACAAAGCGCAAGTTTATGCTGAGCGTTTAAGATTGTTTTTATTAGCCAATACAACTACCTATCCTTTGTATTTAACTCAAACAAATGTTGGAATTGATACTATATTTCCTCAGGGTAATAACTATAATAGTGGTTTGGTATTAGGTAACGATGGGTGTTGCATGGGGAATTATAACTTTAGAGGAATACCAATTGAACCTGCTGAACTTAGACAACCATGCACATTTTGCTAAATGAAAACAAAGAAAAAAAACGAAGAGAAATTAAAACAATTTATAAGAGAAAAAAATGGAATTTTACAGCCTAAACCAAATAATAAATCTGATAGAAACAATTGCGACAAACCACGCTCAAGTAAACGGATTTAACTTTGGTGAGGCAAGTGATATTTCAGCAAGTGAACAAGAGCAATATCCATTAATTTGGATTGATGTATTAGATAGTTCAATTGATACAAATACCTTGACAATAAATATGTCAATGAAAGTTTTAGATATTCAAAAAGATGACCAAGCGAATGAACGTGATACGTTAAGTGACTGTTTAAGCATTGCCCAAGATATGTATGCAAGTTTAACTAATCCTGCATATCAAGATTACTTTACAATTGCTTATAATACTAACTTAGTTGTATATAGAGAAGCATTAGCCGATAAAGTAAATGGATGGGAAATGAACTTACAATTTGAGTTAATGCAAGATAGAAATAGATGTCAAATACCAATTAAATAAAATATAAATAAAATGAGTACAGCATTAGAAAAAATAAGTGGAAATGGTGGGTTTTATGTGAACGCAGGAACTGGAGCAAGAACAAGTTTATCAGTTGAAACAATACAAGTAATGACCGATTGTGTTTTTACTGCCTTTGCCATCAATGGAGTTAACCAAATGGTTTTAAAAAACTTAACTGGAGTTACAATTAAAGCAGGTTCATATTTACCAACTAATCCTGGAGTTCAAATAACTGCATATACGTTATCAAGTGGGAGTGTAATTGAATATCAATAATGGCATATTTTCCAACAATAGCAATAGGAGTTCCTTTCTTTAGGGCTTTTGATTTAATTGACCCCGATGCACAAGCATTTATAACAGCAGCAGGCATAACAAATCCAACACAACAAGCAGCTATAAATAGACTTGTTAAAAATTATAAAGGCATTGGCGATATAAACAATAGTATTGATTTATGGACTAATGAAAAAGCTATTTATCCCTTTATTGGAGGAACAGCGAGTACTAATAAATTTAATTTAAAAGACTCAAGAGATTTAGATGCAGCATTTAGGCTAAATTTTTTAGGGGGTTGGACACATAGTTCAACTGGTTCACAACCTAATGGAGTTAATGGATATGCAAGGTGCTATTTAACACCTTCGATAGATTTAAGTAATGTTAATAATATAACTATTGGCGCATATAGTAGAACTGCAACTGCTGATTTAAGTGCAATTTCAAGTGTAGCAGGTTGTTATCAATCTGCAAGTCAATCTATAGCTTTAGGAATAAGGCGATTAAATGGCAATTCACAAGTAGCTTTATGTGATGATGGTAAAGGTGCCAGTGTTGCAGATGCAAGTGGAGCTGGTTATTATTCAGTGTCAAGAACTGCTATTAATAGATTAGATTTATATAGAAATGGTGTATCTATTGCCAATAATACTTTAAATGCAGTTCATTCATTGCCAACTATTGAATTAACTTTAGGTGGGGTTTGGTTAGGTGCTGCTATTGCAGGGGGTACTTATTCAAATAAAGAATTAGCTTTTTTAAATATTACTAATAATGGTATAAGTTCAGCTAATGAAATAATTTTATATAATATTATACAAGCATTTCAAACAGATTTAAGCCGTAACATATGATGAAAGTAGGATTATTAACCATAGAACAAAAAAACAAATTGGTAAATAAAAAATTTAGCGAAGATTCATTATTTAACCCAATTCAAGATGTAAATAATAAATGGGTAATTTCTGTTGAAGAAATGGAACAAGTAAATGAAAATTTTGCATGGGTAAAAGATTTACCATTGATAGATTATTTACCAATAGAAACAACTATTTGATATATGAACAAAAACATATTATTATTCATTGAAAATGTTGCGGTGTGGGGTGGAGTTATAGCAGCCTACGCAATGGCTATACTTCCACTTGTTCAAGTTATAGCAGGGTTAGCAGCGTTTGTGTTTTCGGTTTTATCAATTATTAGAATTATAAAAAATTGGCATGAAAAAAATTAAAGAAAATTGGCAATCAAAACTAAGCACTATAATGGGGTTTATAGTTGCGATTTCAACTGCATGGATAACTATTGATTGGACATCATTCGACATACAAAAAGAATATCCAAAATTGATATTAAGCGCACTAATTGCGGTTGGCGGTTACATGACTAAATTAAACACAAAAGTAAATCCATAACTTGACAAATGACAAACATAAGTAAACATATAACTTTACAAGAAGCCACCGAGAGTGCAACTGCATTGAGAATGGGCATTAAGAACGTACCTAATGAAATTGAATTAGATGCAATGAAGTATGTTGCAGAAAACTTATTTGAACCGATTAGAGAATGGTATGATAAGCCCATAAAAATAAACTCATTTTTTAGGTGTGTGGCTTTAAATAAAGCGGTTAAGGGAAGTTTAACAAGTGGTCATGTCTTAGGCAATAGTATTGATATTAGTGGTGGCAATAAAATAGAAAATAAAAAGCTATTTGATTTTATTAAAACAAGTGGCTTAGAATACGACCAACTGATAAATGAATACGATTTTACTTGGTTGCATATCTCATTAAAAAAGACTGGCAATCGTAAACAAATTTTAGTAATAAAATAATGATTATAATACTATCTTTTTTAGCAGCATATTGTAATGTAATAATGGATGGAATTGCCCACTATGACAATTATAAAGATTGGGGTTTTTGGTGGTCGCAAAGCGGATATTATAATGCAAAATATGTATTTGCAACAAAACATCCTAAAGTACCTAAGTGGTTTATCAATTCATTCTTAGTAATGTTTTTAGATGCCTGGCATTTTTTTAAATTAATAATGATTTTATTATTTTTTACCATGTTGGGTATTTATGCAGGTTGGGTTATAGGATTAGCAGGATTTGTAATTTACCAAATAACATTTATTGTGTATTATGGCAAAGGTACTTGATGAAGTAGATATTGAGCGTGCGCGTTTGGTAGCCATTATAAAAGAAAAATATATAGTAAAAGAACTAAAGAAAAATGAAACACCAAGACCCAAAACCAAAAGAAAATGAAACACCAATTTATGATGAGGAACAAAACTATGATGGGTGCTAAAAACTTATTTTACTTAATATTGTCATGTATGGTTTTTCAATCGTGCTTATATACACAAAAAAGCGCAATTAAGAAATTTTGCATAAAAGATACACTTCTAATTGAAACTACTATACATGATACAATCATTGTCGATTCTATTGAAATTGATACATTTTTTAGTGAAAGCATTGATTCGATTTACATTACTAAAGATAAAATTGAAATTCGATATTTAAAGCGCAATGGTGTTATTTATTTGCAAGGCAAATGTAAAGGAGATACAATTTTTTACACTAAAACAATATTTCAAAAAATACCTTGCACGACTCCAAAACTGATATGGTATAAACAACTGGGTGCTGAGTATTGGTATGTATTACCTTTTATAATTTTAATATTATCATCAATCAAATACTTTCATAAATTACTCAACAATGGATAAGATAATTTTAACTGCAAGTAATGGCACAATTAAACACACGATTGAACTTCCATTTGATGCTGGGATTGATGAATTGTTTAACTCGTTTAAATCATTATTAATTGGTATGACATGGAGCAATAGCACAATTGATAATCATATAGTAGAATTAGCTGATTCGTTTATACCCGATATTGTATTAAATACCATTCATTAACCCCAATTATACCCGATAGCGAATGAAAGATTACAAAATATATTACGAATTTAATGGAAGGAAAATGTACACCATTGTGAGGGCTAAAAATGTCGAGGATGCAAAAAAGCAAATCAACGACAGACTACACTTTATCGAGATTGATGACATCACAAAGCCCGATAAAGATGTGGAGTTTCTTATGAATTTATTCAAAATGAAATAATGTCAAAGTTTCGCCCAAGAGTAACAGAAGAAGAATGGCAAATCCTACAATTATTCAGGGCGGAAAAGGCAGCTAAGGTATTTAATGGAGTTAAAGAAATTACCGATGGATTAGATATTGACAATACAACTGTTAAACACTTATGGGTTAAAAATAAAACTGCGAGTTTATTCGTTAAAAATCCCAATTTTATCGCAGAAAACCAAGCACAACAAACCGATTTTAAGGCAGAATTAATAAAGGAATTACAAGAGTATAGCCCTAAGTTTCCTAAGTTAGAAAGGAAGTTTCAAGAGGAT